TTAAGTATTTGTTCACAATTAAAATTTCACCACCAACCACACGACGATTAAATAATGCCGAATGAGCTGGTTCTGTCATTTCAAATGAACCTGTGATTTTTGCTGAAGACGCCACCGGCATCTGAGCAGTAAATAATGAATTACAAACACCATATTGTGAAACATTATCTTTTAAACTATTCCAATCCCATAAACCGGATAAATTATCTTCATTTAATCTCCACATATCATATTGGAATACTCCTTTTGACATTGGTGAACCTTTAAAGAATTTGTATGGTTTATATTTTCCGTCTTTACACAACTCCATACTTTCGGTAATCGCTGCGAAGTATATTGTTTCAAAAATATCCTTATTTAATTTTCTCGCCTCTTCTGAAGTGAATATATAATCCATTAAATAGAATACATCCGCAAGACCTTGAGTTCCAATTGCAATCGCTCTTTGTTCTAAACCACCTTTTCTTCCTTGGTCAGTAGAATAACTATTGATGTCAATAACTTTATTCAACGCTCTTACAACTTTTCTTACTTCTTGATATAATAGGTTAAAATCAAACTCACCTTTAACAATGAAGTTTTTCAATACCATAGAAGATAAAGTACAAATAGCCGTTGTTTCCTCATCAGTATATTGGTAAATCTCATTACATAAATTAGATTGTTTAATCACACCAATATTTTGATGGTTTGTCTTCTTATTTGCATTGTCTTTTGAACATAAATAAGGAACTCCTGTTTCAACTTGAGATTCGATAATTTTATTCCAAATGGTTTGTGCTTTAATTTTTTTACCTAATCCAAGTTCAACCGCTTTATTATAAGTTTCCTCATATTCTTCACCATAAAGTTCTTGTAATGGTTTAAGACCTGCTTTTAAAATGTCGTTAGGACAAAACAAATACCAATCACCATTATTTTTAACCGCCTCCATGAAGTTGTCCGGCAACCAAATTGATGTAAATAAATCTCTTGCTCTTAATTCCTCAGCACCTGTATTTTTCTTGATGTCTAATAAATCCAAAATGTCTTTATGCCATGGTTCCAAGTAAATCGCGGCACTTCCCGGTCTTCTACCTTGTTGGTTAAAGAATCTTAATGACTCATTAACAATTTTAAGATATTTTAACAATCCACCAGCAAATCCACCTGATGAGTTAATTCTACTTTCTTTACTACGAATGTTAGACATACATAAACCAATTCCGGCAGCATCTGACGAATAAGTTGAAATGTCATTCAATGTTTGTAATAATCCATTACGAGAATCACCATGATTGTATTTCAATACACAAGATGCCAACTGAGGGGTTTTAGTACCCGCATTAATCATGATTGGTGTTGCAGGGGAAATAAGTTGATTCGACAATGAATTGTAATATTCCACCGCCTCTTCAAATGATTTAGTCACCCATAAAGCAACTCTCATATACATATGTTGAGGTCTTTCAATTACCTTACCTTCCGGAGTTTTTAACAAATACATTTCTTGTAATGAACGCCAAGCAAAATAATCAAAATTATAATCATTTTCATGGTTTATTACAGAATCAATATTTTCTGAACCATATTCTTTAATAATTTCAATTAAATCAGAATGGATAATACCCATATCATATAATCCCAAAATAGTATTTGAAAAACTTTCATCAGTTTCTTTATGATATGAAGAAATTGCAACTGAAGACGCCAATCTTGAGTAGTCGTGGTGACTACCAGTATATGACGCCGCAATCTCATAAACCAATTTATCTAATTCTTTTGTAGTAATAGTTCCTTCAGTTGGAACTGAAGTAATTACCTTGATGAAAATCTCATCTGAGTTGACATTTAAACCTCTCGCGGCTCTCTTAACTCTATTGTAAATTTTTTGAGGGTTAAACGAAACTTCGTCTCCCCCTCTTTTCTTTATCTTTAATGACATCATATATTAAAAATCGTCTGTAAATGTTAATGATTCACCCAATTTAGCTTTTTGATATTCCACGGTTCTTGATTCGAAGAAATTACCTTTTGTCTCAACCGCAATTTGTTCCATGAATTTAAATGGTTGTTCAACATTGAAATGTTTTTTACATCCCAACTTAACCAACAATCCATCAACAACAAACTCCAAATATTGTTTCATCAAGTTTGAGTTCATACCTATTAATGATACAGGTAAAGATTCTGTAATAAACTCTTTTTCAATTTCAAGTGCAGATAATAATATCTCTTTAATTCTTTTCTCACTTGGTTTGTTTTCCACATGGTTATTTAAAAGGTGAATAGCAAAATCACAATGTAAATTTTCATCCTTGAATATCAATGAATTTGCATTACATAAACCTTGCATAATACCTCTTGATTTCAACCAAAAGATTGAACAGAATGAACCTGAGAAGAAAATCCCCTCAACGGCAGCAAATGCAACCAATCTTTCTTGAAACGATGCACTTTCAATCCATTTTAACGCCCAACTTGCTTTTTTCTGAACAGCAGGTAATCTATCAATAGCATTGAAACATTCGTCTTTTTCTTTTGGGTCCGAAACATATGTGTCAATTAATAATGAATACATTAATGAATGAATGTTTTCCATCATGAGTTGGAACCCATAAAAGAATTTAGCCTCCGGATATTGAACCTCTTTCAAGAAATTTTCCGCCAAGTTTTCATTCACAATACCGTCAGATGCCGCAAAAAATGATAATACATTTTTAATAAAAAATCTTTCATTATCTGAAAGGTTTTCCCAATCTCTAATATCATTTGATAAATCAACCTCTTCCGCTGTCCAAAACGCCGCTTGGTGTTGTTTGTAATATTCCCAAATATCATCATATTCTATAGGGAAAATCACAAAACGATTTGGATTTTCTTTTAATATTTTTTCTTCCATAATTTTAATTTTGATTTTGTTGTTCTCTTTGTCTTCTTTTTTCTAATAATTCTTTAACTCTATCTCTTTTTCTCTCTTCTTGTTGTTCTTCGAATCCTAAGAATGTTACAGAACTTTCTGTATCAATCTCCAATAATTCGTTGTTAAATTTACAATTTTCAAATACAACACCATCTTGACCTAAACGACTTTTAGTAATCGCAATTGTTGCCAGACCCATCTCTTTTTGTTGTAATGTTTTAGCCACCGAGATAATAACATGCCCTACTTGAGCCTTTTTGATTGAACCCCCCATTTGGTCTGTAGTAACGACTTCAGACGATATTGAAGACCTATTACCTTGAGTTGCAGTCCATCCTACCAAGTTTAATTCATGACACATCGCCTCAAATCCTCTCATTACTGACCCTTCAGCTTTCCACTCATCTTTACTACTTGATTCCGGTAATACACAATCGATATAATCCAATAATATCATATCAATCTTAACCCCATCAGCAATCATTTTTCTAACCTGATTTTTAATCTGACTCATGGTCATAGTATCCGACGCCAATTTTTTCAAGATTAAACGATTCGGCATTGTTTCTTTAATCTCTGTAATTTTACTCATAACTTCTTCTTTGTTATTCACTAAATTATCAGGTTCAATACCGGTCCACATCGTGAAATGTTTTCTTTGAATAATCTTTGGATTGTCCTCAAAAAATATCTGAAGAACATTATACCCAAGATTAAATGCCGTGTTTGAAATTTTTGATAAAATGGTTGTTTTACCAACACCGGTCGGTGCCAATATCACCCCAATCTCACCTTTAGCCAAACCACCTTTAAGTAGTTTGTCAATTCCCGCAATACCCATTGGTATTGGATGACGATAATCCTCATCTAATACGGTGTCTAAGTCCGCAAATACATCGGTTTGACCTTTATCTATCTCTCCGACCTGTAATGCGTCTCTAACTAATCCTTCAACTTTATCGTATGATTCAAAATCACCTTGTGTGATGATTTTTTGTGCCTTGTCCATAGCCTTTTGAAGTTCTTGTTGTTTACAAAATTTCAATGCTTTCTCTTGAACAAATGTGGTTCCCTCAAATGGGGCCTCTTTAATTTGTGTTAATGTGTCTAAAACAATCTTGGCAACCATTTCTTGAGTGACTTCAGATTTAATAATCTGCTCAAGTGTATCAAAATTAGGTGTGGATTCATATTTTTTATGGTATTCCTTAATCATCTGTAAAATGATTTTAAAATACTTGTTGTCAAAATAAATCGGCTCAATAACATCCATAATTGAGGATGAAAAGTCCTTGTCCACTATAATCTGATTGATTAATTGTAATTGAAATGTGTTCCCTAAATAATCGAAATTCTTATTCATAAATTGTTTTAAAAGTTACTCCTGTATTATTAAATACTTACTTACTTAAGTCAAGTTCCAAATAATTGTAACTTAATTTTTTATCTGAAAAAATGTCAGTTAAATCACGAAGAGTTTCTTTTAAGAATGGTCTTACATCGACCGTATAACGAACTTTTGGTGGATATAATTTTCCATCAAAAATTCTATGACAAATTGTCTGTTCCCCTAATTTGATAAAAATGTTAAACACTTCAGGACCATCTGTATAAGATGTTTCCATAATTGTTGGGTCATGTTCAATGGCATCTTTATTGTCCATCATATACACCAATGTTTTCATTTTCAAATACTCCTGAAGCTCATTCTTGAACTCAGAAATAAACTCATAAAGTTCAATTGAATTTTTTGCTTTCGAATTAAACCCTCTCACATTAAAGAATCTTTGAACAACGATATTATCGTTTAATGTTAATAAAAATTCCATTTTTGTAGTTTCTTGCTCTCTCATAAAATTAATTTTTGTTTGTGTTTCTTTTTTCTTTTCTTGTTAGTTTCATAAATGGTCTTAGGAAATCAACCCAAGCCTCATCGTTTTTTGGAAGATATTTGAAGAGGCCATCTTCCATCATTAACCTCATTAAATTTTTGTATCCCCTATCGGTAGGGTCAATCGTGTCATTGATAATTTGTTCTACTAATTCTTTTCCATCTTCTGTTATTAAAGGGTTAGACAAATCAACTATTTTGTTGTTTAATTCATAAAATTCTTCACCAAGTATACCATTTTTTGTTTTACCAGTCAAAATGTTTTCCAACACTTTTGATTTCTTTTCTTGCATGATAAACCCAGCATTATCCCTTATTTCGTTGATAGTGCATGGTTTAACCAGCACATCAGGAAATAATTTAACTAAAGTTTTTTCACCCAAACCTTCAATACCGATAATATTATCTGAACTATCTCCGGTAAGAATCTTACATAACAATACATTATAGTGGGGGATTTCAACTTTATTAATGGTAATCGTATCTCCTTTCTTATAGTATTTCTTTTTACTTGGTGAGTAGATGGTCACTTTATCCGAGATAAGTTGTGTAAGGTCCTTATCTGATGAAAAAATGATAATTTCTTCATCAACCGCCTTCTGACAATAATAAGCAATAAGGTCATCCGCCTCGTTATTAACCATCTCAACTTGTCGAATAAAAACTTCTTCAAGATATTGTTTAATACGAGCGTTTTGTTCAAGATATGATTCGTATTTATACTCATTCATATCCTGTTTTCTATTACCTTTATATTGTGGATAAAGTCCTTTCCGAGTGGATGAACTTGATTCCCCATCCCAGAACACAACCACTTTATCATGATTGTGCTCTTCGAGGAATTTTCTAATAGTATTAATGAAGTGATATATCGCACCTAAATGGGAACCATCACTATATAAATCTTTCACACCGTGGAATCCAATTTTCATTAAATTGGAACCATCGACTAATAATGTCTTTTTCAATTAAACCTTTTTTAGGTTATACAATTCTTTTTACTCTCTTTCTTCTTTCAATTCAAAATCACCATCAACTCCGATTATTTCTTTCCAATAGTCGGCATATTCTTTTTTGTATTTTTCGATGTTTGACTTTTCTTCCGCAGAATCCTTACCTGCAATAAATCCGTGAGGTGTTACAATTATTTTACCATCATCAAACCCAAGTCCGTTAATATGATTTTTCAATACAGACACTTTAGTTCTTGACGCGAACTTAACACTTCTCTTATCTTTTGTTGCTGTAATTTTTGTAGTACCAGCGCCTTTTTGATTACCAAATAAAAACACTAATGATGAATTCAACCAAATCGCCTCACCACCTTTTGCTTTAATTTTAGGTTGACCAAAAGGATTATCAGGTAATTCAACCCATGGTTGATTTACGATGATTAAAGTATTCTCATATTTTGAATCAGCTTTACGAGTACCTGATATTCTTTGGTTAATACCCATACCAATTTTGTCCGCTAATGTACTTGCATTGTGTTGTTTTCCACCCTTACCTTCATAAGTCATTTTACACGGAACAGACCCAACAGAATCCCACATAATACATAAACTATAATCTAACTCACCTTTTTCTTGAGCATCTAATAAATCATTTATGTAATCTGTAATTTGTTCAATGTAATCAAAATTATTATTGAAGATGAAAAATCCATCCCAATCTAATTCTCCTGTTTCTTCATCCACCACTTCTTCACACTCAAACCCCATAAGTTTAGCGTGTTCGAAAGACCATTTCTGTTCAGTAATAATAAACACCGGTAAAATACCTTTTTTCTGAGCGTCAACCGCAGTTTTAACAAGTGCAGTAGTTTTACCTGTATCACTATGACCTAAAAACATATTTAAATGTCCTATAGCCGGACCCGGTAAACCAACAGCATCCAAGAACTCTTCCCCTAAATCAAAAAACCTTTGAGGTTTATATTTGGCAGAAGTCGAGAACTTCTTTTTTATATTACTGAAATCATTTTTTTTAATCACCATATGTCCTAGTTATTCTTAATTTTTTGTTAATTTTTATATAACTTGGACATCATGTCCAAGTT